CAATTCTAAGTAAGCTGGCACTTTCACGGCAGTCCACCACACAAGGTAGGCGGCTTGTTCTGCTGTACTGCCACCACCGCAATCGTCCCGCTGGTCATCCGCGCGTATTGCGGAAGTACCAGCGGATTGTCCTTGCCATCAATCCGGTGGTATGTCACTCCCAGCACTGTAGGCTTGAAGGACCAACGGTACTTCCCGCCCGTCACCAGCGGGTACCACCCATTGGCCGGCACGACGGTCACCGGAGCTCCCTGAGCATCCAGCACCTGGATCGTCCCGTCCGACGAACGGATCTTCAACGGGTCCCCGTCCTGGTCGCAGGCCCAGGTATTGTAACTGAAGGTGGATCCCAACGGGACCGTGACGACCCCCAACAACAGCTTCTTTCGGAGGGCATAGTCCGGATCGTTAGGCTCCATCCGATCGAACATCACCTGGGTCTCGTCGATCGTCACGCTGTACCCCGTCAGCGGCGGATAATTCTGAGGCGGGCACGTCTGGGCCAGCACCAGCGGGGCGAACACCAGAATAAACAACACCATTCTCCACATAATTTCTCCTTTCCTGTGAATGTAAAATACTCAGGGAATGTGAAATACTCATGTACACACAACCCGCCGTGGCCATCCCGATCAGAACCACCAGGACCAAAAACTGTGACCGGGTCAGGCTTTGGGCGGCAGGCCCCGCAGTCCGCGGATCACGTTCTCCACCAGGAGCGGACTGATCCCCTGTTTCTCCATCTGAGCCTTGATCAACGTTCCCAACTGGTCCCACTGCGTCGGGGCGAGCTTCTTCCACTCCTCGAGAGCCGTCACGGTCCCCGCCGCCACTGCATGGTACTGAGCGGCTTCGGCCTTGGCTTCGGTCAGGCTGGGCTTGATCTTCCGCCAGGCCCCCAGAGCTCCCAGCAGCAGGCCCCCGATCAAGGCCCCTGCCGGTCCCGCCAAAGGGAGGATGGCCCCGGTCAGCTCCACCCCACCCTCGGCCGCCTGTAGGGCTTTGCTGTTCGGATCCAGATGCGTCTTCTTCTGACCGGTGTTCGGATCCGTCGTTTCCACACAACTGCCCACCCACAAGAGCAGGCCCAACACCAACCACATCCGTGTCTTCATACTGAACTCCTTTCCAGATTATAATGTGACCTTGAGAGAGGGACTTCAGCCGCCGTAATAGACTGAGCTCCCTCTCATAACGACGAATGAGAACATGCAGAGCATAATGAAACTCCCGAACAGCATGTTTCATAGCACCGATCCTTTCAGAAGTATCCAAACCATCAAGGCCCCCAGGACCACCAGCCAGAACCAGAACGAGCGCAAGAGGCTCAGGACAGTCCCGCCCCCCAGGGCCAGAACCGCCAGCCACTTTGGCATGTTGACACCACTCATAGCAACACCTTCAAAAAATCCGATATCGCCCAAACAATAGCCACCCACAGGATCATATCCACTCCCAGGGCCACCCACCGCCAAGCTCGATCACTCATCGACACGTCCTCCTCTTCCGCACCCGCTTGAGCCAACGGCCGATATGCGGACTCTCTGTTTTCTGCTGTCTCCGGCCCTTCTTCCAGCGCATGTCACCCTCCCAGAGCTTTCTGCCAGACGCCCGCAAATGTGATGATCTCCTTATAGCCGGCCCCGTTGTCAAACCGCTGGGACTCGTACTGGAATTTCCCCACCTGGCCCGGAATGATCCAATTGTGATTTTCGGAGCGGGACCAGATGGCCGGTGGGATACCGGCCGGGAATGCCTTGCAGGTCCACCGCTCCGACCGCTCCTGGAAGCCGACGGTCAGTAGGTGCTTGCAATAGAAACACGGCGGCATCAGGTCCGCATATTTCTCCCCGGCCATTCCCGAGGGACTATCATATTCAGGTGTCTTCGCCATAAAAACTCCTTTTCTGACCCTCTATTATAACCCACCTCTCAAGACACGTGCTGCGGGATCGATTCCAGCAGCTGCTCTATCTCCGGGACCGTATACTGGTGGGGCGGCAATTGTGTCTCCGGGATCGTTCCCTCCACTTCTTCAACCACCAATATCCGATTATGATGGGCCCCACCAACAGACGGTGGCTGTCCTTCGTAATATCCCTGCACCTGGAAACGGGCCCCCCGCTTATATAGCAATTCCGCCTCAAAACTATGAGTGGAACGCGGGGCCACATAGGCTCCCTGCCGACCCTTGTTCTTGATCACAAATAATATCCCATCGGATGAACCCCAGGCCCGCGCTCTGTCAATTGTAGAGGACGAATAAGCATCCCACTTAACTTCCGCCCATTTTCCTGTTGCCCAATTATTCCAGCGGCGGTGGGACGTATCATAATCGTGAAGGCCCCGCAAGGACCAACCTTGATACCCAGGCATCTTCTCCAAGGCTGTGTCCAAAGCCGCATCCGCCTCGCCCCGCAGAGCCTGCCGATTCATCTCCCGGTATCCATCGGCCGTAAAGTGCCGGATGGCCTTGCGCTCAGATTCTTCCAGATGGATCCGGGCGGCGGAGTTCGACAATTCCTTCGGATCCACGTACACGCGCCGGGCTCCCGGGACCCCCTTCACCACCGCCTTCTTCACAGTCTTGGCCGCCTCGATCTTCTCCTGGAGCCGGGCCCGTTCGTTGATCAGATTCTGGAAGCGCTCCCACATCTTCACCAACAATTCCTTCTCCTGGGTCGCGTCCATCCCGGCCGACTTCACAATGTCCGTCACCTTTTGGACCATAGCCGGATCTTTGAACCGCTCGATGAAATCGTCCAGGAGCTTCACCATCTGCTTGTCTGTGACCTCGCCGAACAGCTTGGCCGTGGAAGGATTGATGCTCGGATTCAGCAAGGTGGACAACTCGTCCACCTTGTCCCCGAACAAAGCCCCTTTGAGCCCACCCTGGGCCCGGAACAACAGGCTGCCACCGTTGTCCAGATAGTACAACGTCTTGCCCGAGACGGCCAGATTGTCCATCGACAGGCCGGCCACGTCCCAGTTCGCCAACCAGGCGTGCAACACAAAGTCTTTGCGGGCTTTCTCCGTTACCCAGGACAGATCCTCGGACCGGAAGGCCCGCACATCGTCCAGATACTTGTTGAACAGAGCGAGTTTGCCCTGCACCCGCCCCAGGTAGCTGGCCGGAGCCCGCCCGCCGCCCGCCTCGTGAAATAGCTGAAGAATCCGATTGGCAATGTACTCGTTCTGCACCTGCAATTGGGGGTCTTTGCTCTTGAGATACTGTTTGAGGACATATTTCGTCCGGGTGGACTGTATCCTGTACTGGGTGACGGCTTCCACCAGCTGGGCCCCCGTCGTCCCGCCAATCTGTTCTTTCAGTATTTTGTACGTCTGTGCCTGAACAGCCGCCAGGTCCGGCAGGCCGGCCGTTCCGATGGGAGTGGCCGGCGGACCCACGAGAGCCGGGGCCGCTACGGGCCGAGGGATCGTCGGCACCACAGCCGGCGGCACCATCGCCGGGGCCGGGAGTGGCTGCACCTCGCCCAATGGTGTCGGAATCCAGGCACACCGGCAATTGGGATGCAGCGGGATCAGCCCGTGAGCGTCCTCCGTGTTATAGACCTTCCCCTCCATCGCCGCACATTCGGGACAGACCAGGGCATCACCCGCGGTAGACCACTCCGCCTGAATCCCGAGCTGTTTCACTCCAAGGACCCGAAAGGCGTCCAGTTGGCCCTCCGCATGGGCGTTGATGATCTCGGTCCGGGCGATCATCTGAGCCCGGGACCGCGTCAAGGCCCCGATACTCTTGACCATGTCCCGGGCGATCGTACTGGCCCCCATTCCCGCGGCCAGACCCTTCGCCAAGATCCGCCCCATCTGTTGGGACATAGTGGCCGTCACCCCTTTGAGCTCTTCAAAGCTCCGGGTCGCCAGCAGTTGGATTTTCTGCATCGTCTCCGGCTGGCCAAACGCTGTCTGGAGAAACTGCTGCCGGGACCCCGCGTACCAGTCCGGTTTCTCCATCATCCCCGCCTTGGTACTGTCCGTATAGGCCCGCAGCATTCCCTGCCGATAGGCCGACTGCACATATTTCCCCATCCAGGGTTGGCCCGTCAGACCGTCTGTCTGCAAGACCCCTGCCGAGACTTGTTCCTGGAGCCATTGCTGGAACGCCTGGAGCTTCTGCGGATCCGTGTGGAAGGCGAATTGATGGACCTGATGAATTACGAGCGGGGACTGCCGGAGCTTCTGGCCCAGGGCATCCTCCTCCACCAGCAGCTTGGTAATCGCCGCGGCCAGCCGCCGGAAGCGCCGGCTCATTTCCCGATAAAAAGACTGTCGCAACAGACTGGTCCGACTGGGATCGCGACGTAAGGTCAAGGCCATAACCCATTCTCCCATCTGAACGAATTCACAGCAAGTTCATGTCTTGATCATTCCGTCTCCGGCAGTACCTCATCTTCTTCGGGCTCCCCGGCCGGCAATTCTTCGGGCTGTTCGGGCTGTTCGGGCTCCCAGGCGTTCATCGCGTCCTCGATCGCCTCCACTTCCTCCCCAGACAGCTTTTGGATCAGCGTCAGATACTCTTTCGGAGGAATGAGCTGATCCACGTTCCCGGCCACATACTTAGCCAGGGCTTCTGTCTGGATCCCGGCCACCTTGGCCTGATCCGCCTCGGTGGGAGTATTCAAGTCCGGCCACTCCACAACGTATTGGGTCGGCCGCGGGAGAATCCGCAAGGCGATAAGTCGATCGACAAACGGCCGGATCAGCCAGGGCGTCAGATACCCGTTCTGCCGATACGCGAGGCGCGTATTCCAGGTGTGCTTGTCCTCTACTGAGGCAATCCGAGCCTCTTCAGAACCCAGCAGCATCCGCCAGGGGACCCCTTTCGCCAAGGCAATCAGCTTGACAAACATTTCCACATGGCCCGCGGGGTCGGCCACCTGCGGGGCCAGGCTCTTGACCACCATACCCGTAACCCCGAACCACCGCTGCAGGCCCTGCTGATACAAGGTCACTTGCTCCTTAATGCTTTCCCAGTTCACCGCCTCCACCTTCGAGGCCACTTCGGGATTGAGCTCGAAGGAATACCCGGGGAAACCGCCCTTCCAGAACATCTCCCCGCTCCCCCCGCTCACCTTCTTCACGTCGTACAAATGATTGTACACGTTCCGCAGCCGGGGGACCCCAAACACCTCACTGGTGGAGCGGTTGTCGGCCACATGAATCACCCGACTCCAGTGGATCGGCCGTTCTTCGACGGTCGCCTGGCCCGGTTCCGCGGTAAAATTCACCCGGTAGGTTTTGGGATACCCGAAGCGCGGACTGCGTACGTCCTGCTCGTAATCGCTAATTGTGACCACACTTTCGTCAAAGGCCCGCAAATACAGCAGCTTCCGGGCGACGGATCCGTCCCCGCTGACAATCCCGGTCACGGGATCCAGCCCCGCGGCCGGCTCCTGCAATTCCTTCCCGTCGTCGATCCCCACCAGCAGGATACCAAACTGACCGATCCCGCTCAGGACATCGATCCGGTGCAGATAATTCCAGACACAAAAGGTATCCTGGAGGATCTGCCACTGCTTTTCAAATTCTGTCTCCTGATCCTGATCCTCCGTCTCGTACATGGCCGGCGGCAAAGCCCAGCACTCATCGGGCCACAGCTCCACAATCCGGGCGGCCAGGCCCAGACGGTCGTACAGATTTTTATAATCCGTAATGGTAAGAGTCGTCGGATACCCGCATTCCTTGTCGATGTCTTTGCCCGTCCGATCGAACAGGCTGGTCAACACTTCCCGCCGCATCGTCGTCACGTTCGCTACGACCCGCCAGAAATCGGCAGGCAGGTCTGGAGGTTTCTTCACTTCGTCTATCATGATTGTCCCTTTCATTTCGGCCAACCGCCCGCCATAATCTTTTTACGGAAGAGCTTGTTAAAAGCGCCGCTGCTCCCGTCCACCTGATCCGAAAACCGCCCCTGGGGAAACACCCGGAGCTCGTCCAGATATTCCCGATTCCATTCGCCCGGGACCATAAACACGTTGCCAATATTGACCTGGGATGCATAAGGACCGGCCCGGGCGATCTTGTTCCCCTCCGCCTGGCCCACCCGATCCGCCGCGGCCGTGAAGCCCGCCAGACCCTTGACCGTCCACTCCGCCGAATCCTTGCCGCCCGAGCCCGGCTCCTGTTCCACAAACACCCGGACCCCGCGGCCATCCACCTCGGCCGTCTGGCGAATGTGCCGCTCCCGCTGTTCCATTCCCCACTGACCCTTCACGACATGCAGAATCCAATAGTGCCCCTGCCGATCCAGGCCCATCTTGACGCCGGCCGTCCGTTTGCCCCCTCCCGGTGTACCCGCCTTGTCCCAGTACCGAATAATCTCCTGCCAGATAATATCCGTCGGGGGTGTGGCGATCGTAATGAGATCCGCCTTGAAGATACTGCCCCCCTCCGGAATGGGATGCTGCAGGACCTGTCCCGTATAGCCCACCTCGCCCAACTCCTCGAGTAACCGATCCAGGACGGAGCGGGGCATCTTGACTGGATCCAGGAGCCCATCCACATACTGATCCGCCAGCTCCGGCGGGTTGACATCCTCCGTCAGCTCCCCTGGCAGACAGATATGCTGGACCCCACCCCGATCCAACAGCAACTGGGACGGATCTTGCAGGTGCAACCGCTGCATGACCAGAATCGTAGGGGCAATCTGCTTGTACGTCGCCACCTTGCGGGTCGGCAGGGTCCGCGACATCCAACGGGCCACCGTCTTGAGCTCAACTTCACTGACAGCCCGTTCGGGATCGATAGGATCGTCCACGATCAGGAAATGCCCGTGCATGCCCTGAACCTGGCCGCCCACTCCGACCGTATAGCGACACCCGCCGGCCGTGGTTCGGAAATAGCTTTTGACGTGTTGGTCCTGACGGAGCTCAATCTCGGGAAAGCAGCGGCGGTACTTTTCACTCCATACCAAATCCCGGCACTTGAGAGCCAGATCCAGAGCGACCGAATTCGTATAGGACGAGGTAATGAACTGGGCTTCCGGCATCCGGGTCCAGACCCAGGCCGGGAACATGATCGAACAGACCGTGGATTTCGTAGTGCCAGGCGGAATATTGACCACAATGTCCCCGGGATTGGGCTCGCGGCGGAAGACCCGCTCGGCTGCTTCCTGGAGGATGCTACACAGATACGGAATATGCCAGTTGGGAATAAACTCCTCACTGGCAAAATCCTCGAAAAACTCCGCGACGAATTCATAAAAATCGTGCCGGGTGATGGACCGGATCAGATCCGTCTCTTCAAACAGGTGTGGACTCACCCCAGCTATCATGAAGGACCTCGTGGACCCGTTACCATTTTTGTTTCCCGCTCCAACAGCCGGCGGAGCACCTCCTGAATCCGCGGCTCAATCTGATCGACCACGACCAGACGGCACATTCCCAGAGACGTCGCCGCATGTAGGCTCTGACAGTGAGCCAGGGCCAGCTGGAGTTCATGGACAATTTCCCGGTTCGCTTCCATCAAATGTCCTTCAAAATTTCCGACAATTCAGATTCCTCTGGGGACCCCGGCGGCAAGGCCGGAACCTCCTGACTGCTGATCTGTTTGGTCCGAAGCTGCTGGAGGATCTTCTTCTTCGTCTCCAGATCCAAGTCCAGATCGTCTACCGCAATTACAGAATGAGTAATATGACCATCCACATCGTGTTGGATCCGCACCCCGTAACCCCGATGCCGCAGACGGGTCTTCACCGCCCAGATCGTCGCGGGCGAATCACCGGCCGCCACCAAGCGGCAAAAGTGCTCTTCAAAAAAGTCATCCTGGATCTCGGTGATCCCCGCCATCAAGGCCGCGAAGTCGGGGTCCGTTTCCTTCCAATGATAGAAAATCTGGCGGGTGATATTGACGGTCTCACAAGCCCGCGTCAGGGAGAAATGAAAAGCCAAAAGAGCATGCAGGAACAAGGACTGACGGGCGAATTTGCCCTGTTGCCGGAGCAGGGCCTCCACCTTGGCGATGCCATTGTCCTCTCTCTCCCAGGCCATGATCTTATTCCAGATGGCCTGAAGCTCGGGGGCGAGCCGCCCGTAAATATATTCCCGCAGGGAAAAGGTTGAAGAACGGATCCGCCCCCGCCAGCCCCGGCGCAGAGCCTCCCGGAGGAGCGGGTGCCGTTTCTTCCAGTGGACAAAGCCCTGAGCCGTGGTCCCCAACAGCTGGGCGATCTGATTCTGCGTGTACCCCTTGTGGGCCAGTTCGTACGTCGTCAGAATATGTTCATCCGTCCAAGCACCCATATCCGAATCCTTTCACCTTACCATCGTAACCTCCCGCCCGCCTGTCCGTCAACCCTCAGACTGTTCGGAAAACATGAAATTTTCTGAGGCCACGAGCCTAAAAACCGTGTTTTCACACGGAAAACCAGGTGGCAAAAAAATTTACAAAAAATCCGTTTTTTCCCTGGCCAGCCGGGGTGGGGTGCAGTAAAGTATAGATAGATATACAAGGCTGCATTGACAACTGAATAGATGGGAGCCCCGGAGACAGGTGGTTCGGTGGGTCGCTGGGAGAGTCGAACTGACGTGAGGTCAGATCGAAGCGATGGTCGCGGACTGCTGGGCTCGATCCAAGGTAGATACTGGTGCTGATGATAGTCGGCCAGACACACAACCACGTCCCACCCCCGCCCCGTTCACAAGACAGACAGGTGACAGCCGGAGCAAGACCGGCAGGGGCCTTGTCCAATTCCGGACGCCAGGAGAACGAAAATGAAAACAGAACAAGCCCGTTGGTACAAGGTAACCGTCCAGTACGACGGTCGCCATCAGTTCACAGACCTCATCCATACCACCCGACACCAGATTAAGGAATGGTGCCGGACCCATCAGACGAGGATCGTAAAGATCCGCCCCGTGAAAGGAGAACGAACATGATCACCAAAAAAGATGCCCGCCGCGAACTGCTGACTCTGTTCGAACTGTACGTGGAAGAGGCTGAACAGGAAACGGACTACTGGCAGCAATTCAAGAGCATGAACGAATTCATCCAAGACTTCGCTGAGTATCTGAAAGTCATGAGCGACTAACAACACTCACCTACACACGACAAAGGAGAACGAAAATGAACCGCTTCTGTACTGTCCGTCAGACCCTCGTCCACCTGCACCCGTTTGGAACGCTGTTCAACGAGGAAGAACAACGCCGGATTATGGCCCGCCTCATCCTGTGGGCGGGCCCCGGCTGGTACTGCTACGACGGATCGTATTACCGCCCCGTGCCCGTGTACATCGTC